AATACTGTCAGCAACGTATTACGCCGTGGCATGGGTATGCAAACCAAGCCTGTTGATTCCGCACTCAATGCTACTGACAATCTTATTCATAACATGTTAGCACCTGCTCCGAATCACCGTAACGCCGGGGCGCTGTACATGATGTCCACAAGAGATGGTGTTAAAAAATTAGCAGGGGCAGTGGGTAGTGTGCATAAATCGCTTGGACCTCTCACTCCAGAGTCCAGAAAAAAGTTTGTAGATAATTCAATGGAGTTTTTTGAAAGTGGTGTAGCAGGCACTATAAAAAATATTTACCTAAAACTTTTAGGCACAAAGTCTCTTGCTGATGTGACGTTGGCAAATGGACTTGGCACCATAGGAACAGAGGTGCATGTCACGTTGGAAAATCAACGAGGTGACATACAAGCATCAGACGCAGAAGTTAAGAAGGTTGTCCTCAAGGTATCTAAGTGGGCAAGAGCGCATCCTAAACAAAAGGCTGCACTTGATAGGATTATATACAGCGAAGACTATGGCGCAACGATTTACCAAGTTGACCCGTTTGATAAGCGTTCTGTATATGAAGATAAGGTAGACGAAAGCGGTAATGATCTGGCGGAAGTATGGGACAGACAACAAAAGGAAATTGAAAAAGAGTTAGGCGGGTTAAAATCTGAAGGTATGCAAGCCTACAAAGACATGCGTGACCTGTACAAAAAACAGTACAAAGAATTAGAAGCTGTTATTAACGGCGAGATTGATGTTGCGTTGGCAGCGGAACCTAACGACACACCAGAAAGAAAAAAAGAAAAAGCAGCGGGCAGGCAAAAACTTAAAAACGATGTGTTCGCCAAACTATTTGATAGGTCTACATTACGTGTGTACTTCCCACTTATGCGTGAAGGCAAATATAAACTTTCATACAGTTTAACTGACTCTAAACGTGATCCGTATGTCATGCGTATGTTTGACACCAAAAGAGAACGAGACGCTGCGGCTAAAGAGGCTGAAGCTGATCCTGATATTGTTAAGGGTAGCGTAGCAATAAACGATGGGATTATGGCCGCAGATAAATTTAAAAATGCGCCAAGCACATCTTTTGTTGGAAGCACTTTAGCTGTTCTGCAAGCAAACAACGTATCTTCAGACGTGCAAGACAGGATCATGGGGCTGTTTATCGACTCCTTACCTGAGACTTCTTTCGCCAGATCGCTTCAAAAACGTAAAGGCACAATAGGATATTTGAGCGATTCCGTAGGTGCTTTACGTGTAAAAGGATATGACATAGGGCGGCAAACACAACGCTTGAAATACGCTTCCAAACTAAGACAACTTGAGCAAAGAATTGAAAAACTAGAGCCTGAAAATATGCCAGCGCGTAAGAGTGTAGTAGGTAAAATCGAACAGGCTTCCATCCCATCTATAAGACAAAACAAAGAAGAATTGATTGAAAGAACAAGATTTGGACGGGAAGGCGCAAGGAATAAAAACACAGAACGTTACTATAAAACTGCCAACCAAGGCGCGTTCATATTTACTATCGGGTTTAATGTATCATCCGCGCTGGTTAATATGACACAGGTGCCTGTGTTTGCGTACCCATACATGGCAGCAGAACATGGTTCAGTTAAAGCGTTCCAAGCAATTATGTTTGCAAGTAAGTTGGCTGTAAACGCTGGCGCATCTAACAAAAACATAGATAAATTTTATGATGTTTCTGACGATGGTAAGGGCGGTAGAGCCTTCACAGTAAAGAAGGATCTAAACTTACCAAAAGAACAAATGGCACAATTAAAAGAGGCTGAAACTCTGATGCGGGTAATCGCAGGGCGTGGAGCCTTGGGTCAGACTTTTATTCAAGACGTGTTGGGATTAGATGAAGGTGGCCGTGCAGGTACAGGTAGCGCAATAGGCAGAGGGCTTGATGCCGTATCTGGCGCATCTGCAGTATTTTTCCAAGCAGGTGAGAAGTTTAACAGACAAACTATTCTTATGGCGCAGTATAACTTGATACTGGATAAGATGAAAACAGCTACAGGCAAAGGCTACTATAGTAATACACAAGGAAAGTTTGTTGATACTGCAGCCATGGACAAAACAGCTAGAGAAGAACTAGCTGCTACCGAAGCCATGTATCAAACGGAACAGACAAACGGTGGTATGGTTCTTGAGACTGCGCCTAGCCTAGCGCAACAGGGTATAGGGCGTGTTGCTCTTATGTATAAAACCTACGGGTTAAATATGTACTACACCATGTTCCGCAGCGCCAAACTTGCGTTGGATAGCGAGAAAGACCCACAAATACGTAAGACTGCGTTTAAACAACTTGTTGGCGTGCATGGGTCAGCCTTGTTGTTTGCAGGAGTACAAGGTGTGCCAATATACGGTATGGTATCTATGATGTACGATCTGTTCTTTGTTGATGATGAAGAAGAAGATTTCGATACAATCGTGCGCACCGCGATTGGTGAAGGTTGGTATAAAGGTCCAATATCTGAACTTAGCGGTGCAGATATATCTGATCGTGTTAAATTAAATGGCTTAGTGCTGCAGGAAAATCGTTACAACACAGACCCGTCAGCAGAAGAGTTTATTGGTCAGTTGTTGGGCGGACCCGCACTTAGCACAGGTAAACGTCTTATAAGAGGTGTTACTGATCTGGCAAACGGAGAACTGCAGAGAGGCACAGAGTCAATGTTGCCACCAGCTATTGCAAATATGTATAAAGCATCACCTTTTGGGCGGTATCAACAAGATGATGGTATATATACCAGACGCGGCGATCCTATTTATGACGATTTAACTGGCGGGGAATTGCTCTCGCAGTTCATGGGGTTTGCTCCCACAGGATACACTTTTGAGCAAGAGCGCAATCAAATTACAAAGGGTATAGATAGAGCAGTAAACGAACGCCGCACTAAACTTTTAAAGAAATACTACGTTGCAAAACGTATGGGGGATTATGATACCTTGTACAAAATACGAGAGGACATGTACGATTTTAACGCTAGGCATTACCGCGCTAGGATAACTCCCGAAAGCATAGACAGGTCTATGGCGCAACACGTTAGGACTTCTGCTAAAATGCACAATGGCATTACTCTTAGCCCATTAATGCGTAAAGATTTGTTGGAACTCCGAGGAGAGTGGCAAGATTAAAAAACCCCCCGCCGAAGCGAGGGGTAAAGTTAGGGAGAACGACAGTCGGAGGGATCTGTCCCTGACACATTATCATGTGATTCTCCAGACACGCAACCCCAATTTGGCGTCCTCTATCGTAACCCTAGCTTCTATCCGCCAATCTTTCTCCGCAGTTATGCGTTTAATCTGGCTTTGTGCTTCTTCAGTGTTGATGCACGGGACAAAAATAGATGCGTTTATAACCATCTTATCCCAATCAACAACAACTCTGACCCCATCAGGATTTAAGTCATCTGTCTTCAGAATACCCTGCGTCATCTAATGCCGATCTGGCTGCGCCTATGTCCGTAGGTTTGTGGTAATATTTTCTGTGGTCTTGCTTTACCGCTTCTGGGTCGTCGTCTGCAAAAGCATTGGGGGGTAGGTTTTCGCTGGCACGTTGACATGCCAGCTTTCTTGCTTCTTTCTCCCTGTTATATACCTGATCCATACCGAACACAGATGCTGATCCAGAGTTCTTACCTTCATATAAATTTCTATAATGTCTCGCCATCTAGTTTCTCCACTGAACAATCAACAATGATTACATCCGTTGGGGGTAAGTTCATGTGTGTGCCTTTACTCAACCGCATCTTAGACTTCTTGGCCCCCAGCTTTGTTTTAAGATCGTATATAAACGAGTTGTAATTTATCTGTTGTTCGCCACACCATGCCTTTAACGGCTTGGGTATAAGGTACGCACGTTTTAAATCTGTTTCGTAACGAGCAACCAACTTTCCTCTGGGTAGTGCCTCTGGAATAATAACCGACTCTGTGTCTGTATTCTGCTTGCGGAGATCGTCAGTGCTTTTAATCCACAGGACGTTACTCCAATGCTCATGGATATAATCGTTAAGTACCTCTTCTACACCAACGCTCATATCCTCGACTTGTCGCTTGTTCTCCTTTAGCTGTTCTACCCCCCACTTAAATACTTTCTTAGTATCATAATTCACAAGCCCTGCACGTTTTGCAAGTATAAGTCCTGTGACAGTGGCAGATACAAGCACAGACCAGAACCTGTTCTCAGCAGTCAAATTAGCTTGGGCGTCTACCTTGGCTTGTACTTTTACCAGTAGCTTCTTTGCGTCTTCTAAATTGTTCATCAAGTATTGCACGTATTCAATACCAGCGTGACCGTAGTTGTCTTGTATCGCGGCAGAAAACTTGTCAGTCTCTTCTTTTGTCTCAAAGTGCATACGCTTAACACGGCACTCTAAAATGCGCTGTGCTTCTGCCTTGGGCATAGCCTTTATAATACTTATGCGCTCGACAATACTGGTGTTGCCTGTGGTTACAGACAGCAGACTCCATGCCTCTCCCCGATACCGCTCGGTATTGCTACCGCTAGCCATGCGTCCACGTTGTCTACCGCCTGTAAGTTGATATGCAAGGTTACTTAGTTCCCTACCATGCGCGTTGGTCAACTCATCCATATATAACGGTATGTTATGATACACCTCACCTCTATTCATCTTTGTGTTATAGGTGTCGCGCTCTGTAGTTACCAAATCTTCGGGTTTACCCCACACAGATACCCCTGCTTCCATAGCTGTAGTCTTACCCACACCAGAATCCTTGCTGTATATATGCAGAGCCGCACATTTAATTGGTAAGAATTGCATCAGGGGAGAACCAAAGGACGTGCCTACTACGAACTGATGTAGTTCAAACCCATCACGGTTATAAAAATCCAAGGTCTCTTTCCATTTTTCCATTGTGCCTCGCGGCTCAAAAGAAGCAAACAGCCCTGCAGTTTGTGTGGATGGCGGGTTGAACTCGACCTTGTCTTTGAACACTTCCTGATTGCCAAGCACAAAAGAACTGCCACCTTCATCCGTCCAACCAAACTGTCTATGTGCCTGATCCGCAGTGCTGCTGGCTTGTAATTCGTTAACCCAAGTTGTTGTATAACTCATAAGCTCATCCATCTTTGTTACTGCCACACCTTGCATGGACATATGTTTACGGAACTCTTCTCTGGAAGTAGCCGCTGTCAGAGGTAGAGTAAACTCTCGTACTCCATCTCGCGGTAGGTGTAGTCGCATTACAACAGCTTCACCCAGCTCCACGTCGCGTAGTCGTCTAACAACGTATAAGTCGTTATGGTATATTACCTTCTCATCAGGATCTCCATCGCTGTTAGTGGTCCTGATGTATACCCCGCCGTTTGCGCCACGGAAGTATGGTTGCGGGTATTGAGGGATTACGTACTGGTTTATGGGGTTGTTCGGGAGGTTCTCTGCAGGGGCTTCGACAATGTTATCTTCCTCGGTAGCCTCGCGTATGCGCATACCTAACGAGATAGGTGATTTTATCTTGCCCCAGTTCGGACAATCCACACATATACCTGACTCGTACTCGTCAAATGTATTACATAAGTACGGACCTTTTATGAGGTCCACTTTCTTTTGTGCTATATCTGCACTGTAGTCGGGATGGTTTTTTGATATGGCATAAGCAGCTTCGACACCATCAGCGCAGAACTTGGCTATGGATAGTCCCGCCCTCCACATGGGTTCGGTACAGTCCGCTTGATCTACAAGTATGTTGCGTAACTGCCTACACCCTTTGCCAGCCTGTGTCTTGCGTAGTATCTCACGAAACGTGCTTTCCACATTACTGTTAAGTGTTGTCGTGACTGCATTGTTACCGTTAGGCACGTACCGTTTTGGCACGGGCATGGGATCGTTGCCCAATAGTTCTGAGAACGCATCAAAGTCCACAGGTTTTATTGTGGTCTCAAAGAAGAAGCCTACGGGGGCTGGTGGCGTGTCTTTGTGGTTGTGGGTGGTTGGTATGCGCAACACCCGCGCAGCGTCCGCCGTGACCGCAGGATCAGCCAATAAATTATGGTCTACGCACAGCTTCTTCAATCGCTCTGCTACGGGCAACCAATCATCTATAATTATTGAGTCTTGCAAAGGCCAATAAACATGCACCCCGCGTCCAGAGTTTACCATAACAGGTTTAGGTAAAGATAACTTCTTACAGAATATCTTCAGCGCACTAATTGCATCGGACTGTGTCGCATAGTCTTTACTCGCGCCACAATCCAAATCAAGAAACATAGAACTTAAACGGTTTACATTATCAACTTTACGCGACCCTGCTTCACTGAATGTAGCTAGCGCGTAGTATGCGTCATAACCTTCTGCGTCCAAATTTTGCGCGGCATCTATAACCTGATCTATCGACTCGTAGAATTTTTGTACTCTACGGTCATCACTGGTGCGGGAAGCAAATACGCAGTAATACCCTTCATCTGCCAACACCGACTTTAAAAATATTTTCGTTTCCATAACTAACACCATAACCGAAAGACACTGCGGCAAGGGTGTCGGTACACACCCGTTTCAGCCTCGGCCTAGCCGCAGTATGGTATGGTGGTTTAGTCGTCCCAATCGTCCACGATAGAACTTAGATCGTCACTACCTTGCGCTGGTGCAGAAGGAGCGGCTTTCTTTGCCGTCTTTTTAGGCTCTTCTACTGGCGCTTCGGACACTTCGGCAAATGGATTATCGTCTGTGGTCGCTTCAAATCCATCTACTGCACTGAATGGTGAACGTTCCTCCATAGGCTTGAGGTCAATGACCTGCACTGCGTCTAACCTTAAAGATACTCCCGTACCCACTCCTCCACTATAAGGAGTAAACACGATAGCAATGTTAACCGTGCTTCCGTTGGTCAGCAAGAAATCATCACCTAACTTTACACCTTTGGCATCGTATTGAGCAGGTTTGCGAGTGGCTTCTGCTCCGTACGCACCCTTCAACTTTGCTTTATGAGTAAATGACCCATCAGCATCTTTCTTAAAAGGCATCGGGAACTTATCAGGCCAGTCAGAATTTTCTGCTTGTCTTGCAGCATAAGCAGCTTTCATGTGCTTATACAGTTCTTTAGCTTGTGCCTCAGTCATACGAAACTGCAGTGTATACGCCGCACCATCATCAAACGCATCGCATGGTATTGAACGCCGCTCTGTGTTATCAAACTTGTAAGTGCGATTTATACGAGGCCACATTGCCTCTACATTGTTAATATTGTGCTTCATGCTCATAGTTTCAGACATATCATTCTCCCAATGTCTTATTGATCTTCGTCAAGTAATTCTAGTAGGTCAGCATCCTCGTCCGTTGCCACTTCTGGCTCCGCCACTGGCTCTACCATGATCTTACCTGAACTATACACCTCCTCATCATTGATGTCGGGTGCAGTCTTCTTAGTTGTTAATGCTTCCGATATATCAGGGATGCAAAATCTGTAGGTGTTGCCTACACGAATGTAGGTATCCTGCGGAATTTGATCCTGACGTACCCAAGCACGTATCGTAGATACAGAAACACTGAAGTGTTTTGCTACATCTTCAATGGGTACATACTTTGGTTCCATTACTTCTTCCTCACAGCTATAGAATATTCAGAGTCGATATTTAAGCCCTCTGGCCTTGACTCGGGGTTCTCTTCCAGAAACTGTTTAAGGTTTGTTTGGTTAAGTCGTTTCTCTAACAACTCTGGCACTTGATGCTCAATTACAAACGCGTGCATCTTTTCCCAGTCGTTAGTCCAATACTTTTGTTTTACAGACCTGTAAAACAGCCCCTCGGAAGTTCTCACACTCTCGACATTATGCGCATTGCAATAGTCGAGTAGTCCTTGTTTGACTCTCTCTAATTGACGAGAGAGGACAGAATCCTTTTCTTTATAATCAGCCGACAACTTTGCCCGCTCTTCACGGATCTTAATGTAAATTTTAGTCAGCTTATCTGCGGTTATGTCACCCATACCGTTCTCCTTAGATATAGTGTTTCGTACAATCTAGTAGCGGTATGTGTGTTAGTCAAGTATTTCTTTATAAAGGTCGATCATTTTTGTGTGTACGTCTATTCTGTTGTCTAACAGTGTGTAAACACGTTTCTCTACAGCAGAACCGTGGAGCTGGACGACGGTGCATTTGTGTTTTTGTCCTGACCTGTGAACACGAGCGTTGGCTTGTGCATATGTCTCCAACGAACTGGTCGGCCCCCACCACACGACAGTGTTTGCCGCAGTAAGTGTAACGCCATGAGCTGCAGCTTGAGGTTGTATAACAAGCACCCGTGGATTTGGCGTTTCTTGAAATGTCTTGAATATTTGTGTGCGGTTTGCTGCAGGTACATCACCCCTGATGATGTCAGTTGTGATGCCATCCTTACGCAGTTTTTCTGTAAGAATATCAATCGTGTGCTTGAACGGCACGAATATCAAAACCTTTTGACTGGACTCGTCGATAACTTCTTTTAACACTTTGTAACGATGCGTGATGTCGAACTCCAACACATCGTTCTCGTCTGTGTACACAGCCCCTGCAGATATTTGTAGTAACTTACTCATCACCACGGCGGCATTGATTGCGGTAATCTGTTCGCCTGTGATCTGCATGACCAACTTCTTGCGCAACTGCTCGTAATACTTTTTCTGTTGACGTGTTAGTTCTACTTCACGTTTGACATAAACCATGGGTGGCAGGTCAAGACACTGGTCTTTCGTAAACCGTATGGCTGGTTGCAGTGCGCGAAACACTATATCAGTGGCACTTTCTTTGGGTATCCATTTAAAGTTTGTTATCTTGACCATGATCTGATCGCGGAAAGAACCAAAGAACCGTGGCACTGCTGTGGGGTTTATCAACTTTGCCAGCCCATACGCATCCAATGGACTTTGTGCGGCTGGAGTGCCTGTCATCATCCACAGCCATGTATTCGTACCGACTAATTTTTTCAGCGTCTTCCATCGGTTGGTCTGGGCGTTCTTATAGTGTGTAGCCTCATCTACGATGATTAAGTCAAACCCACCTGCGGCTATCGCATCTCTCACAATAGCCAGACCATCATAGTTTATGATGACGTACTCAGCACCCTGTTCGATTATTTCTTTACGCTTCTTGCTACTACCATAGGCGACATCAACACGGCGGTGGGGCGCAAATGTAAACAAGTCATCACGCCATGCGCTATCCATGATCGAGAGCGGGCAGATAACTAACACACGATTGATTATCTTTTTGTTAAGTAGAAAGTCAGACGCCCATATCGCACTGGCGGTCTTGCCTGTGCCTTGTTCGTTAAAGCAGAAGGCTTTTCTGTTTAGTGTAAGAAATGCAGATGTTGTTTTCTGGTGCGCGAAAGGCTCATAGCGTCCGGTCCATAAATACTGTTTTTCTATGGGTGATGGGGCTTGGATGTTGAGGTTCTTCAAAACCTGCGCTTCATCGACACCCCACTTCACCACCACCTTGTTGTCAGGCAGGGCTTTGCTCTTTGGTATGACTTCCGTCACCTGTTGCGGGTTGCGTAGGCGCAGTAACAGCGCACGTCCGTTTTCGATTATCTCCACTATGTTCTCCTTTACGGAATTCCGTAAACTACTTTTTCTTTTTGTAATTGCGGCTGCGGTTTTTCTTTGGGCTTTCCAGCCGTGTACCGTCTTTGTTTTTACCGCCCTTGGATAGTGCCTTTTTGTGACTTACGTCTTTACCTTTGCGGCTTACACCTTTTTTGTCGTAAGCACGTCTGGCACGTTGCCGTTCCATTCTATCTGGGTGTTCACCCCGCTCTTTTTGTTTCTTGTATTCTTTCTTGTATGGTCTTGGTGATTTTGTGTACGGCATTTAGTTGCTCCCGTTGTGAATACATTCCAATACAACACAATGTCGGCGGCATAGCCCACTGGGATGGGCGTTCCATACGTCCTTTTCATGTGCAGTCTCCATCCGCTTGTAGTTACTCAACCACTTACCCCAAAGAACTGGCATCGCATCGCGGTGGTAAGTGTCTTTAACAAGGTCTCTGGATATAACAAACAACAGCCCTGCCATCACCTTTGTGACTTTGGGAAAGTGCTTGAACGTGGCTAGTGCCATCAACTCTAGTTGACCCTTGTCCGCATACTTGGCTGATTTACTGGTCTTATAGTCTACCACCCTAGCAGTATCACCATCCATGATAACCAGATCAGCAATGCCGCGCCACCAAACTTTTTTGTCAAAGAAACCACAAGGCTCTAAATCCTCTGTGAGTCCCATCTTTATTTCACATAACTTGTTACCACGCTTTGCCTTGAGGCTATCCAACATGTCCTGTGCAAACTTAAAGTTGTCGGGCAGGGGCGTCCCATCTCGCACGTATTCTTCTGCGGCAAGATGAAACGCCGTGCCATAAGACATGGCATCGGTCTCTGGCTCGGTATAATCCTTAGCGATCTTGAGGTGGTAGAATTTTTTGGGGCATTGCTCAAATGCCTTAATCCTACTAAATGACCACGGCTTTATACTCACCCCTCAATCTCTTCCAACTGCTCCCGTATAATAGAAGCGGCTGAGTTCCAACCACTACGATACCCTTGTTCAAACAAATTTTTTGGCACTACACCATACTTTTCGTTCATGTCTTGTATTTTTACTAAATCATCAGGGGCTATTTCTCCTACATGATTTAACAATTTGATCCACTCATCATTTACATCTTTATTAACGTCATCAATCATTCACAGTCTCCATAAGATTTGCCAGTACCAGACTCGCAGTTAATAGGCAGACCCTCTGCCCAATCGGGTATCCACCGCATACACTGTTCGATGTACGCTTGTGCTTCATTTGTTTCTTCGTCACGAACACAGCACACAACAGAGTCATGCACTGTTAATACTACGCGATGTTTCTTAGCTATCTTTAGCATTTGTTCACCAATGATGCAACGCGCTATGGCTTGGCATACGTTCTCTATGACCTTGCCGCCATAGATACGATTGCGCCCCCTACGTGTTTTGTAGTGAAACTCTGTGCCTTTTTCTGTGGTGTCAAACTTCAAATCGTCATAGCGCAGCAGCAGGCCAGACGGCAGGCGTATAGCACTATCGCGTGGACTTACTTCAAGCACACTACCGCAACCCAATGGGGCGTTATCATTTCTGGACAGGGCCACGAGGGCTTGTTGTGCGTCACGCCATAACTTGTTTATCTTCCAGTTAGCTTCGCGGTAGATGTTGATGACCCGCCGTGCTTCATCTAGTTCCATATCAAAACCAAAGTTCTTGAGTTGCGCTTGGAACTTGAGTGCGCCCATGCCGTAACCAGCACCAAGAATAGTTGTCTTGCCAACAAACCTTTGATCTTTGGTCACATCAGACTCTTGCATACCATAGATACGTGATGCCATCTTTACATACACATCCTCACCAGCCCTGAACGCGTGCGTGAGATCGTCCTGTTCTGCAAGCCACGCCAGCACTCGCGCTTCGATCTGTGCCGAGTCTGCGTCTACCAGCGTGTACCCGGGGGGCGCAATGATACTACGCTTTAACTTCTTACCATTTAAACCACGGCTGGGCAGGTTCTGCAGGTTGATCTTGTCGTCACCGCCCCACCTACCAGTATGCGCGGCGTAATACCTGACAGGCACAGGCAACGTGCCTCGCTTGGCTATGTCGATAAAGCGTTGTGTCCGTGTCTCTTCCAACGTGGACTTTGTACCCAACCGTGCCGCGACTAACGCTTGCACCTGTGGGTTCTCATGGTCTGCCAATGCCTTGAACTCTTCGTCCGACTTGGCAAACGCGAATGTTTCTTTTTCAGTTGTAGGGCTGATTTTCATGGGCGGCTCAACGCCGAGCGACTTGAGCAACTCCGCAAACTTTGGGTTGCTCATTAAATCTTCTTTGACTACTCCGGCACTCTCCAACAACTCATCCTTACGGTCACGTGTTTCTGTGAGATGCTGTTCTAGTAGGCCCAGATCTAAGTCCAACACTGGCTGTACAAACATACGCAGTGTGAGGTCTATGAGTTTGAGTTCCTGACGAGGAAAGCCCTTCGCCATGATAGTGAATAGTTTATAGGTAAGGTCAACGTCATTGACGCAGTAGTCGCCGTACTGTGCTAGTTCAACCTCCGTAAAGTCCTCTCGCCTCTTGCCGAGTGCTTGTACGACCTCCGTTCCCTTGACACCAACACCATACTTTTCACTAACCGCCCTGAGACTTGCGCTAGTTTCAACCCCATGTATAGCACGGGCAATGCACATAGTATCGGCATACACGCGAGGGCAAATATTATACCGCCAGTTAAGAATAGCACCATCGAACATGGTGTTATGACAAAGTAACATAGCATCCGACCAATCGAATGATTGCAGATACTCCTTAATCTGTTCATGTGTACCACTAGCCCACTCCGTCTCTCCGCTATTTACTTTGACACCTACGCCGATCACCTCAAAACGAGGATCACGGACGTAGGCTTCAGTGGTTAGTTTCGACAGGGAAAACTCCCTGTCGTAGTAGGTTTCAAAGTCGAGGGTGATTAAGTCCATCACTCCTCTGACTCCCCATGCACAAGTTCTGCCGCCAACGCCATGTAACCAGACGCATCGCGGAAGTTCTCTAGGCTTGGGTTCTGGTGTGATCTGGCAATCTTCAAGAGTGCCAACATAACGGGTACTTGTTCGGGCTGTATGTCATAACCTGTGTAGCCGTACCAGAGTTTGGAAGTTAGGTAGGCATTAGCCCAGAACTCTCCATGTTCTTTTTCTCTATCACCAGTCACCAACTCTTCTGCTTCTTGCAACACCCTTGTGCGTACCCTCTCTTCGGGTTGTGCGGCTGGCTGGTTCTCCAACGCAAAAGTATTGTAAGTGTTACCGGACAAGTCCTTGAAGGTTTCTGTGATAACAGGTTTTACGTTGAGGCTTTGTGCTTCCCGCTCGAACACCTCCTTTGGTGTGCCTCTTTGTGAGCGAATGTTGTACACATACTTCTCACTGCACCCACAAACTTTTGCTACGTTTTTGACTTTCGCTAGTGGGTGATCTGCAAGATATTTAGCTACCTTCTCATACTTTGTCTTTTTTATTCGTGCCATGATGTTCTCCCATAGGCCATAGTGGTAATTCCAACTGGTTCGGGTCTTTGTATTTTTGTATACCCACGCCAGACATTGTTAAGTTACACGTTCTGCACACGACAGTCTCCGTGCTGTAGTCTATGCTAGTTCTGCATCGGGGGCATTGACCCAAGTCAATACGCGCTTGGAAAGTACCGTCCCCACATTCAATCATCCTTCTTCTCCTTCTCTTGTTTTAACGATACCGATAGTGCCAAGTGAAAGTGTTGCACTGCGGCCTTCAACTGGTTCATGTCGAACTCTGCTTGTGCAATCTTACCGTTGAGGTTCTTGATCTGATTGACAGCGTACTTCTGATCGTCTTTCAACTCGTCGAACAAATACTCGTTACCATCTATCTGTAACTTGTTATTAGTCATTACTCTATCATCACTCGTCATCTTCTTCTTCCTCCTCGTAGGTGTTGATGATTGGCATACGCCACTTTGGAATAGGTTTCAGTTTCTTGTTCTTCCTAAAATATATCTGCCCCTGCATATACCCACGCATACCTGTGCCGTGGTGCGGCATGTGCTTTCCGCAATCTGTACAGATAAACTCGGTCTGCCCATATTGTGCAAGCATCACTTCGCCAACATCTTTTGGTGGGCTTCCACAGTGTATACACACATCACCATACCATGTGAGCGTGCCTGTGAGTGGGTCTTCCTCTATCAAGTTAGTGTTTGATATGTCATGGGGGGATGCACGAAAATGGTGTTGTTCTTCGATGCCGTGATCCAGACCGTTGTAATACATCCACCCACCGTCAATAGCAGACGGTGCTTCGCGTGTACCTAGTTTTGCGCCAGCGGCTGACAACTGACC